CGTTACGAAACTTAAATAGTCCAGACTTTAGTGGGCTACTTGTACGACACACAACAGAAGAACTTAGGGAACTTATACAGAAAAGCCAAGAGCTATACCCTAAAGCAATACCTAATATAAAGTGGTCTGAGCGTAAGTCGCAATGGACTACACCAAGAGGCGGCACACTTTGGATGTCGTACTTGGATAGAGATACAGACGTAATGCGCTATCAAGGTCAGGCGTTTAATTACGTAGCATTTGACGAGTTAACACAGTGGAACAGTCCTTACTCTTGGAACTACATGCGATCAAGACTACGTAGTTCAAACAAAGATTTAGGTCTGTACATGAGAGCAACTACAAACCCAGGTGGCCCTGGTCACTCTTGGGTTAAGAAGATGTTCATTGACCCAGCAAAGCCTAACACGCCATTTTGGGCAACGGACATAGAGACTAGTGAGGTTCTGAAGTTTCCACAAGGGCATAGCAAAGCTGGTCAACCCCTATTCAAACGAAGGTTCATACCTGCTAGTCTCTTTGATAATCCTTATTTAGCTGAGAGTGGTGACTACGAAGCCATGCTTCTATCACTCCCAGAACATCAAAGAAAACAGTTACTAGAAGGGAACTGGGATGTAAACGAGGGAGCAGCGTTTCCTGAGTTTAATAGAAAGATACATGTAGTCGAGCCTTACGACATACCTAAAAGCTGGACAAGGTTTAGGGCATGTGACTACGGCTACGGAAGTTACACAGGAGTTGTTTGGTTGGCAGTAAGTCCAAGTGAACAGCTAGTAGTATACAGAGAGTTATACTGTTCAAGAGTTACGGCAACAGATTTAGCGGATATGATATTAGATGCAGAACAAGATGACAATATCAGGTACGGTGTGTTGGACAGCTCCCTGTGGCATAAACGTGGAGACACTGGCCCTTCTTTGGCTGAACAGATGAATCAGAAAGGCTTGCGTTGGAGGCCATCTGATAGATCTAAAGGTTCAAGGGTGGCAGGTAAAAACGAGCTTCACCACCGTTTGCAAGTAGATGAGTTTACTGAGGAGCCAAGACTAGTGTTCTTCTCTACTTGCAACAATATGATAGCACAACTTCCAGGGATACCTTTAGATAAAAAGAACCCAGAGGATGTAGACACAAATGCAGAAGACCACTTGTATGATGCTTTACGTTATGGTATAATGACAAGGCCACGTAGTTCTTTATGGGATTACAACCCCATGTCTCACAGAACAGGCTTTCAAGCTGCAGATAAAACCTTTGGATACTAACAATGAAAACATTTGTAGTTGTAATAAGTATATGGGGTCATACAGGACAAGAGTGGGTTTACACTGGCAATCAATATATAATGCAAGAAACGTTTACACAAGAACAGTGTAATATAATAGTTGATAATGCTAACTGGCAAAAGTATGAAGAAAATCAATATTACGGACTACAGTTTGACTGTTTTGAAAAGGATGACCGATAATGGATACAACAGATAACGAACAAGGTGAACTATTTGAAACAGATGAAGTGTCTGTAATCCAAGAAACAGATGACCTAGATGCACAAGGTGTGGTTGCTTTTGTTACTTCAAAGTTTAATAGAGCAGAGGATGCTAGGTTTGCAGATGAAAATAGGTGGCTACGTGCCTACAGAAACTACCGTGGCTTATACAATACAGACGTACAGTTTACTGAAACTGAAAAGTCTCGCGTATTTATTAAGGTTACTAAAACTAAAACACTAGCTGCGTATGGGCAGATTGTAGATGTTTTGTTTGGTAGCTCTCGTTTCCCCCTTACAGTTAATCCTACAACACTACCTGAAGGTGTAGCTGAGTCTATGCACATCAGCATCAACCCACAGACTGAACAAGCACAAGATCAGTTAGAAGATGCCTTTGGTAAAAAACCCCCAGTTACATTGTTGTTTGATCCTGATAATAAACTGAAACCTGGCGAAACCATGTATGACCGCATGAAGCGTATGGGTCCAATAGAGGATACGCTAGAGTATGCTTCCGATAAAATAATAGAGGGTCCAGGCACTACACAGGACACAGTTACATTTCATCCTGCTATGATTGCAGCTAAGAAGATGGAAAAGAAAATACATGATCAGTTAGAAGAAAGTGGCGCTAATAAACAACTGCGCCACACTTCTTTTGAGATGGCGTTGTTTGGCACAGGGATTATGAAAGGTCCGTTTGCGATAGACAAAGAGTACGCTAACTGGAACGAAGATGGTGAGTATGACCCAACAGTAAAGACTGTACCATCTACAAGCCATGTATCTATCTGGAACTTTTACCCAGACCCAGATGCGTACAACATGGACGAAGCAGAGTATGTAGTAGAACGTCACCGTATGACACGCTCTCAAATGCGTGGCTTAAAGTCTAGACCTTTCTTTAGAGAGGAGTCTATCAATGAAGCCATAGATATGGGTGAGTCCTACGAAAAGAAATACTGGGAACAAGATATGGAGGACGATGCACAGTACAGCAGCGCTCCATACAGATACGAAGTTCTAGAGTTTTGGGGATACGTAGATACATCTATACTAGAAGATCATGGTGTAGTGATACCAAAAGATTTAAAAGACTCAGAACAACTAAGTGTAAATGCTTGGATATGTAACAGTAAAGTATTGC